AACCTTGGTGCATGGTGGGAGCGTGAGTTTAAAAAAGTTTGGGATTATATCAAGAGCAATCCATTGATGGGAGGATAGATGGGTATACCAATGGAACTATTATCAATGGGAGCATCCACAATCATAGGTGGTGTCCTATCGATCATGGCTCAAAAAGCTCAAGACAAAGCTCAAGAGCAAAAGGCTTTGATGCAACGAGCAGGTTTTCAATCAGCTCAATTTGACAAAGCAAGAAATGTATCTGATCCATTTACTAAAAATACTCGTAGATGGATAGCCCTGATGTGTGTAATGGCTATAATCGTTCTGCCTAAATTAGCACCTTTCATAGATCCTAGTCTAAATGTATATGTCGGATACACCGAGGCAGTATCTTCTGGATTCTGGATATTCAGTAGCAGTACGGATATGACTTTATGGAAACCATTAGAAGGTTTGGTCATTACACCTTTAGATACGCATGTAGTATCTAGTATCATTGGCCTATATTTTGGAGGCAGTTTAGTTAGACGATGAAGATAGATTACAAAACAGCGTCTATATTTATTTTACCTATCTTAGGTATAGCTGTAGCCTGGGGTGAATCAATATCCAGGTTAGATACAATGGAAGAACAACTCAAAGAAAAAGTAAGTAAAGATGAATTAGAGGGTATCAAAGTAGAAATTATTTACATCAAAGAAAAGGCTGATGATAATTTTACTATGCTATACGACATATGGAAAAAAACAAAGTAGATTACTTTTATCATCTACACCCAGATTTTGCTAAAGTTTTAATCTACGCTATCAAATTATTACCAATCAAAATTACTGTTCACGATCAAGAAGAATATTCAGTTCGTATTTGCTCTAATGATAATAGAAGTAAAGGCCATGCTTTCATGATTGCTAATGCTATGCTCATAGCAGCTTTGAAGTATAATGTCAAAATAAAATGGCATGGTAGTTTTATCTATGTTTATGATAACATTGATGCCGAAGATGTTGAAAACTATAGTTATTTTACACTCGAGGAAAAACAATGAAAAACAATGGTGGTAATTTTAGTAAGGTAGGCAAGATACAAAGAGATGAAAAAGGTAATGTCCTTACCTGTCCTACATGTGGTAGCACTCATTTAATTAGAAACGGAACAGATGGCAGTTACTCTGCACCTCAACGCTGGAAGTGTAAAGCATGTGGAAAGAAAACAGTTAACCCAACTATCAGTAGTAACTATGAAATAGAAAATCCTTTTACTGAAAGTGATTGGGATGATGTAGATGATTTAGTTAATCATCGCTTGAAAGTTTTTGAGCGTAGAGAAAAACGAGAAACCAAAGAAGAATTTTTAGATATCAAGATTAAAGATCCAAAGCCGATTGGTATCTATATCCAAGGTGATCCCCATGTAGATGATGACGGCACAGATATGCCTTCACTAATTAAACATATGGATATAGCCAACTCAACTCCTGGTATGTATACTGCCAATGTTGGAGATTTACAAAACAACTGGGCAAGAAGAACTAAACTAGAAGGATTGTGGGCTAAACAATCAACAACTGCAGAAGAAGCCTGGGCTTTAACAGAGTGGTTGGTGAGGTATCCAAAAGATTTGCTTTGGATAATAGCAGGTAATCATGACATGTGGTCTGGCGTAGGTGATCCTGTCAAATGGATGATGAGACCACTCAAAACGACCTACGCACCACACAATTTAAGAGTGCGTTTAAAGTTACCGAATCATAATATTAGAGTAAACTGTAGCCATGAATTCAGAGGACATTCTATTTATAATACTGCTCATGGTATTGTTCGCCACGCAATCTTTAATACTAGAGATCATTTATTGGTAGCTGGACATAGACATATATCTGGTTACATGCCAGTCAAAGATGCAAACTCAAACATTGTTATGCATTGTTTACAAGTAGGTTCATATAAAAAATATGATGACTATGCTAAACAATTAAACTTACCAAACAAAATGATGTCGCCTTGTGCTGTAGTTGTATTTAATACTAAGCTACCTGACATTCATCCTGATTTTATAAAAATATTTTGGGAGGTTGAAGAGGGCGCAGACTATCTAAGGTTCTTGAGAAATGAATAAAGATGAAAAAAAACATTTAAGTAAAGTTGCTGAGTTAGGTTGTATTGCCTGTAGACAAATGGGTATCTATGATACTCCTGCAGAAATACATCACATCAAAAATAATTTTTCTTTGGGAAAAAAATCTTCTCATTATGAAGTGATACCATTGTGCCATGCACATCATAGAACATCTAATGAGGCCTATCATTATAGTCCAAAAAAATTTACAGAAAAATTTGGTACACAAAAAGAATTATTGACTATGGTTCAGGAGTTGTTAGATTGATATGAGTAAGAAGAAACCACAAACTAAATACCTGGAGTATAAAGATATGGTAATTGTAAAATGGTTAGATCATGTGGCTGATTCATCATGGTTAGAAAAACATACAATAGATTCTTATGAACCAATAGAAGTTCAGACGATTGGATTCTTAGTTGAAGAAGATAAAGACTGCTATAAAGTTGTAGATAGTCTGACAAGTGATGGAGGAGTTGGAGGATTTAATCTAATTTTGAAATCATGTGTAACAGAAATTACGCATTTTGAATTTGCTGGTCAAACTGAGACCAGACACTAGAATTTTTGCCCTCTAATTTGCCCATATACGCATTTATATGCACCTTGCCTACACACTATATCAAAAATAAATAACTCTTTTATATGGGGCTATTAGATGCCTTGTCGTTGATATCAAAAAAAACCCCTGCCGAAACAGGGGAAACAACATTACTAACTAAAGGTAAGTAGTCTAATGAAAATAAAAATTGTCGAGGTCAATTCTTTATAGACTTTAAGTAGTCTAAAACATAAGAACATTGTTTGCAACACCAGATTTTATCCATTTTAAAAAGTAAAGGCATATCACAATCAGCACATGCTCTATTCTTTTCTTTTTCGTTTGCAAAATCTTGTGGAGTTTTTTTATTATTTTTCATCCACTCTTCTCTGGCTTTTGCTTTAGCTTCTTTACCACCTTTCCAAATGCTCATGCAAGTAGTCTATATCTTTTTCCAGATATTTTCAAATTGCGTCTGCCTGATTCTCCTTTAGTAATTAATTTTTTTTCTATCAAATGATCTATGATTTTAGAAACATGACTCTTGGATTTGATATCACAATAGTGAGATATTTCTGCATAGGTCGGTGATTCTCCATAATGTTTGACAAAACTTTTTATGAAGTAATAAACTTCTTTTGCTTGTTTCATGTATATCCTTATATGTAAATTATTGTGCCAATAATAAAGATTAAAATTAATACAAAGATAATAGCTATATCCCAGGTTAACCAGAAATCATGTATTCTTTTCATTAACTCTTCTTCTTTATTTGCTAAATAGTTTAGTAGTTTTTTCATCATTTACTCCCAAGGTATGTCATCATCAAACTCATTATCTGATTTGACTATGTTAGGTTTAGATTCTTTTGGTTTACTATTTAATAATATAAGCCTGGAATCATAACTCATTTTACAGTTAACATAATTCTTGCCTTCATACTCACGCATTTCTATATCACCTTCAATGTATACCATAGAGCCTTTGCTTACATATTCAGCGATTGTTTTATTAAGATACTCATTCCAACAGACAACATTATGCCAAGTGGTTTCTGTTTCTCCTTTGATTTTACGATTGGTAGCAACAGAAAACTTAGAGTAGGTTAGCCCTCCTCCAGTTTTTTTTATTTCAGGATCGTTGCCAACATTCCCTAGTATTGTATATCTTGCTATACTCATTACACCTCCTTATCTTTTTTGAAATCATATTGTTCTGGAACAGCTGATATCTTTGCTCCGTCTTTAGTGAAACCGTCTTTCTTAAAATACGCTTCATCTTCTGCTGAATAAACACCTTTGATATTGAGTAGTTTTAGATATGCTCTATCAACGGCTCTCTTCTCGGCCATAGCAATAGGATACGGCATGAAACAATTTTTTTTATTTGCTTCTCCAGTAGTAATAACGGATACACCATTTTTATTTTCTGCCTTAACTGTAATAGCACAGTCTCCATTTGCATATGCTTGTGAACCTAGCTCACCCCATTGCATTGTGTATTCAGTAATACTGATACCTTCTTCAACAGCAATTAATTCTAAGTAATCATGTTTGATTAACCATACTTTTTTTGCTCCTTTGGTTAGTTGCCAACAAGCATCTTCACTTCTAATTTTATGTTTTTTAAAATACTCTACTGCCTTTTCAGGTAACTTTGTATTCATAGTTTCACCTCCTCTGGTGGTTGTTTTTTAGTTTTTACATACTCCCAGAACATCTTTGCTCTGCGAACATATTCTTCTAGGTACTCATGATTGCGAGTAACCAATGTATATTCATATCTCATGTTGCCAAAAATTACAGATAGATAACATTTGTTAAGACCACTAACATAGAGATAGTGTTGTATTTGAGGGAAGTATCTCTCCCATACTTTACTCATTTTATTAAAATGGTTAGTGTGTTTGCATTCAATCAATGCTTTCTGCTTTGCAATATAGCCGTCATAGTGTGCAAAAAAAATATCATCTTTGATTTGATAGCTTTCTGGATAATCAGATACTTCAACAGGTACACCTGTTTCTTCTGATAAGATATGGCCTAAATAATTTTTATTAAACTCTTCTGTTACAACACCAATTTGTACAGGCAACACCCATGATAAATCATCTTGATTGTCTAGCCCTAGTTTCTTCCTCCATAAAGATTGCCAATTAAGATTGATAATATCATGAGCATCACTTCCTCCAATGCCTTGATTTCTGTCGTAATCTAAAAATTTTATCCCTTGTTTCATTGTTCTATTATACCTCTTTGTTCTATTAATTCAACACATTTGCCATGTGTAATGCGTCATTAACTTGTTTTTGTTTTGCTTTCATTTGTTCCAGGACTGGATCCATGTAGTTTAAAAATTCAGCAGGTAATGGTAGGCGTGGATATTTGTAAGTTTTACAAATATTGATTGTGCATTCTTCTAATAGTTTGTGAGGATATTCTGCCAATATCATTCTGTACATTTCTAGCCCTTGAAGATTAGGAACATCACAACTAAAAGTAGAACCAATACTTTCCAGGCATTGTTGGATATGTCGTAGTCCACATGGTCGCATTTGTTCTTCAATAAATAAGGCGTACCCATGCAACGATTGTTCTTCTTCATGAGTTATCCTCCAGGCCTTTCTTGTTACTGCGAAAATCAGATAATGAACGGATTTTATCTCTTCGCATTTCAATAAACTCGGCGTTAGTTTTATCCATATATCGATTGTTTCCTGTTCGCTCTCTTCTAAACTGTTTCGCAGTCCTATGCCATTTGCGAAAACATTCATTCCAGTCTTCTCTGGTTTGTCCGTTGGAGATGTAGTGTTCGTAGAATTTTTGTGTATCATCTTCGATAAACTCTCTTTGATATGTTTCATAAATATACTCCCATGTTTTTTCGTTTGGTTGCCAATCTCTAGTAAGTTTTCTTGCTTGTGATACATTGACCTCAATGGCCAATGCCTCGCACCAGTTCAAAAAATTTACAACATTTGGTATTGTCTTTTGACCTTCCCATTTATCTACTAGCGTTTCAGATACGCCAATGACATCAGCTAATGCACGACTGCTGATGCCATTAGATTTTCTTTGCTTGATTAATAATTTTAAATAGTGATTATAGTTCATCATGTTTACTTTTTCTGAATGAAAAAAAATCTTTTCTGTCTGGGTGATGCTTTGCATACTTCCTGGCATAGTAAGGTTTCATGTCATTATTAATCTTGAATTGTACATCATTGGTTTGAACATCAGTATGCCAACGAATGACATTGATTATCATTTCAGCTGACCCTCTGTCATTACCTCTTGCAATATATTGATTGGTAAATTTTTCAAATAGCTCCCATACTTCTGGATTTTCTGCATCAAATAATCTTTCTTTATGCATGATTTGATATTCCTCTTGCAGTTGATTTGCATATAAATTTTCATCATCACACTCAATGTTTTCATATTGTTCCATATATAAATCTTTCATTCTACCCATAGTTTTCTCCTTTAATTAGTGAATGCCTTTTTGTAGAGAAGGCTAACTCTTTTACTAGCTTAAGAAACTGCTAGTTGTACAAGCTGAGGTACAAGAACAAAATAATGTGCTGCTAGTAGTACACCTAATACCATATTGCCTCCTTTAGTTAGTGGTTGATTGTTTAATTTTTTCTTCATATCTATCTTCGAGTACATTTTCTAAGTGAATTTCGCAAAGTTCCTCCCAGTTCACCGTATCCATAAATGAATCATACATTGCATTTATGAATGGACATGCATTGCCTGTTGGTACATCTTGCGAAACAATATCTTCTATTATGTCTCTTAGATTATCTGCATATTTATGTGCATCTGATAGAAGTGCATCTTCGCATTCTTCAAAATACTCATACATAAATTCATCAAAATGCAGACTGACTAACCATGTTTCATAGTTTGTCCAGCCGTTATGCTCTTGTTTTTTCTTTGCATAATCTTCTAACATTTTATGCTCTAGTTCTTTCATGTCTTTTTCAAATTCTTTTTCTAATTGTTTATCCATTAGTCCTCCTCGTCTGGTGTATGAAAAGAATAGTGTATTGTTTCATCATTAACTTTTAATCGTGTCCAATTTACAGGACACTCTAGCAACCAATTATAAAATTCATCTTTCATTTTTTCGTCTGCATTATTCATTAGTCCTCCATAGGTGGTAATTGTTCAACTCTTTTTTGCAGCTGATTTCCTAATAATTTTAATAATATTTCATGGTCGCCATGCCCTTTTGTATCATCTAATAATTCTTGCAAGGTCATGCCTTTAATATCTTCAACTAAATTATCCAGGTTTTTATCGTTTACAATATGGCTCATGTTAGCTCCTCCCATGATTTGATATATCAATATATAATTGGCTAGTATCTGATTGTAATTTTGCAATGCTTTCTTCTAATTGCTCTACAGCTTTTTCTAAATCAAAGCAAATATCATACAAAGATTTATTTTGTATATATATTTCTCTTGCTTTATCTTCAATATTTACTACTTTCTTCATGTGTTTTTTCTCCTATAAAAAAGGCATCCATGCCAGTTAGTCCTAATATCTCAAACTTCATACCCTTTGCCTGCCCAATAGTGTTTATGAACAAATTGGTCAAATCTATCTGCATCAAAGTTATTATTGTCTTCAGAAAATAATTCATATAAATCTGCCATAAATCCTTCGTTGCAATATACATCCTCGTAGTTGTTAACTAACAATTCAGCAAATTTAATGTAGTCTTTTTTAGTCATGCTATCGCCCTCATAATGTTGTTTATTTATAGAACAGTATGGATGAAAAGTAGAACGATTGCAAGAACAATTTCAATCTTTTTTAATAAAAACTGCGTCCTATTCATGGTAGGTTGACAGGTAGTACAAAGTTATGATACTTATATTTCGAGATTATTATTATATAACTTATGAAATCAATCATACCGAAACCACCGAAACCCATAAATCCCAAAGCTGTTAAGTTAGTTGATTATCTTGTATCCGAGGGCTGTTCTATTGAAGAAGCATCAAAGAAAGCAGGATATAAAGGTAATTCAGCGAGGGTAAATGGGTATAAATTATTAAGAAATCCAGATGTACAAACATACTTGGCACAGCAAATTCAGGCCAGTCTTTCAACAGGTTCAGCAAAAGCTGTTAACAAGTTATTTGAATTATCTTCCAGGGCAAAGAGTGAATATGTACAGTTAGAAGCAAGTAAGGATATATTGGATAGGGCAGGATACAAAGCACCAGAAAAGCACCAACACTTAGTCGCTGGAGATTTCAAGATTAATATTGACCTCTCCTGAGGACTATATAATCACAGCTAAATATAACGCACATAGCCACAGAGTACAGGGGGGTTAAAAAACTAGTAGTGTGTATATATAGAGGTACCGTTCACACATTATTTGCTCTCAAGGTTCGGTCTTTCAAAAAATATTTTTTTCTGCTAAAGTTCGTTTATGAAAGAGGTATTAATCGTAGCAGTATTATTTCTAGCGATTGTAGTGCTAGGGAGACATGCTGTAGAGCAAAGACAACCTGTGATTCTAGATGATGACATTTACCTAGAAGAGTGGGATCCATTCGGAGATAACTATGAAGAAAAAGGTTAAGAAAACTAAGAAACCAAAGCCAGGCAAGAAGTATGGCTATTAGTCCTGCATGGACAAGAAAGGCTGGTAAGAACCCTAAGGGTGGACTGAATGCCAAAGGTCGTGCATCGTATCGCACTAAAACAGGGAAGAAGGGTAATTTGAAAGCACCTGTCAAGGGAGCAGCCGATACACCAGAAAAGATTAGAAGGAAAGGCTCTTTTCTAGTGCGTATGGGTTCAGCTCGTGGGCCACTCAAAGATGAGAAAGGAAGGCCTACACGATTGAAACTATCCTTACAAGCCTGGGGACATGGGGGAGACAAAGCGTCAGCAGTCGCTAAAGGCAGACGCTTATTGGCAAGATACCGTAAAATGAAGGAGAGAAAAGCATGATGAAGAAAAAGAGTTTGCTGACTGCAAAGCAAAAAACTTTACCTGAAGCCCTAAAGAAAAAGATTCTTATGGCGAAGATGAAAAAGAAGATGAAGAAAAAAAATGGCTAAAGACTTTACCACAACATCAGAACTTGAACGAGTAAAATATTTACAGAGTTTAGGTTTATCAGTAAGAGAAATAGCACAATTCTTTCATGAAAGTGATCGCATGAAAAAACCTGTTGCTGAAAATAATTATTTAGGTATTAAAGGCACAAATGCAGACATTCAAGCTGGTAATACAGAAATGAGAACAACACACGAAGATTATGAAAAAACTATCAAAGCATTTCAACAAGATAGCGAAAATAGAGTTATATCTCGTGAAGAAGCTGAAACAAGATATAAAAAACATTTAGAAAAAAAAGGTGGGAAAATACTTGGTGTTGTTATGAAAGAAGGCAAAAAAATGTTTAAAATAGATGAACCTTTTGTAAAATTTAAAAGCATTCAAGATAGTATACCAAGACAAAGAGAAATTAATAAAAGTGGTAAATTTGCTACAGATCAAAACTATAGACAAAAGATTGATCGTATGGTCAAAGTTGTTGAGCCATTATTTAATCAAGAAGTAAAAGGTGGAGATATAGGCAGAACTGAAATAGAATCAACTTTTGCTAGAACTCCAGGAAATGCTGGTATAGAAGGAGAAATGTTTAGAAATCGAATAGTACCTGACGATCCATATTTTAATGGGAGATAACATGCCAAAAAAGAAAGCAGTCAAAAAGAAAGAGCCTTTAACACGAGTACAAAAGATAGATCAAGTTGCTAAGACGATGTTAGCCAATGAACAGAAAGCAGAGAAAGAACGCAAAAAGAAAGCCTGGACTACCTATGTTGAACATAAGATAATTAAAGGGCATGATCGTAAACAAGCAGAAGCAATGGCCAATGAAATTATTTATAACCAAAAACCAGTATGAAACATACAGCAAAGAAAACTAAACCTGGATTATGGAAACGCATTGTATCAAGGATAAAGTCTCAAGCGTCTCATGGTACAGCAGCTGGACAATGGAGTGGCCGAAAAGCTCAAGCAGCTGTCAAAGCCTATAAGAAAGCAGGGGGTGGTTATAGGGGTGGTGGTAAATCTAAAACATCACTTGCTAAATGGTCAAAACAAAAATGGCGTACTAAATCAGGCAAGAAGTCAAGTGAGACAGGAGAACGCTATTTACCAGAAAAGGCAATAAAAAATTTATCTGCTTCAGAGTACGCAAGAACAACGGCTAAGAAGCGTAGAGATAAAGCAGCAGGAAAACAAGTGAGTAAACAACCTAAAGCAATCGCAAGAAAGGTTAGAAAATATAGGAGAACATAATGGCAAAAGGCGTACCACATTACGATAAGAAAGGCACATTGATTCCAGGGCCGACCCATAAGATGCCAGACGGATCATTACATAGTGGCAAGACACACAGTAAAAAAAGTGTACCTTTATTTCATTTAAAAGAATTACCAAAGAGCGTACAGGCAAAAATCAAAAAGGGCATGAAGAGTGCAAAGAAACAAGTATAATCGTTCCCAATGGCAGATGCTTAGAGATGTAGTTAAGATATCTCACATGAAACAATATCCCAAAGAATTTTGTACGGATATGGAAGCTGATAAAATATTGGATAAAATAACTCCAGAAACTTT